GACATTGGTGAGTGCTATTTGGGCGCGCAGTGCGGTGAAGCTGACGATGCCTGCGCCGATGGCGCGAGAGGCTAACGTGGTGCCGATCACCGTTGCGGCGACCACAACAACATCTTTCAGCGTGTCGAGGTTGCGCGACAGCATCAGGATGGCCTGCGCCATGCGTTCGGTTGCCGACAGGCTGCTATCCGCTTCACCGACAAACCGGCCCAACTGATTGTTCAGTGTCTGTAGGGCCGATCCAACCGTGACCGTGGCGGTCCCCGCTTGCGCCTCGACAGCCTTCAGCCCGACCAGCGCGGCGTCGAAGAATTCCTTTGAACTGACCTTGCCGTCCTTGACGAGCTTGGTCAGGTTGTTGATCGACCCGCCGAAACGATCAGATCCACTGGCGACCGCCTGAAGCAGGACGGGCATCTGGTCGATCAGACTGTTGTATTCTTGGGCCTGGACGTTCGTGCCGCCGAGCAGTTGGCCCAATTGTAGCAGCGCTCCGCTAGCCTCTCCGGCCGAAGTGCCCTGCACCTTCAGCGCCGCCGACGTGCCCGAGACAAGGGCCAGGAGTTGTTTCTCGCTGGCGCCAAGGTTGTCTCGCGCCATGGTCGCGCGCTGATATAGCTCTGCGGTCGCGGCGACCGCGATGCCGTTACGATTGGCGGTGTCGTATAGGCTGTCCTCAACCCGCTTCAGGTCCGCGCCCGCCAGGCCAGTGGCCTTCAGCCGGTTTTGAAGCGATGTGTAGGCGTCAGCATATTTGACGACCTGCTGCGTCGTGAAGACCGCAGCCAATCCAGATGCCAGCCCCGCCATCTCACGCTTAAAGCTGTCGCCAATTGGCTTGAAAAGTTGTGGTGCTGCCGACGCCGTATCGCGCTTGATCCGATCGAGGGTTTTACGCGTCTCGGCCGACGACCCATAGAGGGCCCGGTTGACCTTCTTCATCTGGGCCTCGAAGACCGCCGCATTAGCTTCGACCCTGACGAGAAGACGTTCAATCTCTTCGGCCACTGGCACCTCCAGAAAACGCTGCTACCGTGCGCGGCCTGACAGGAGGGTGCGCTGTGGAATTGATTTGGATTGGGATCGGGGCGGTTGTGCTCGCGGGCGTGATCGGCGCGATTGTGGCTGGGTCACAGGTAGGCGGGCTTCAGCAAAAGTTCGCTGAACTGGGTCATCTGCCCGGTAAGACGCGCACAGAAATCATCGATGCTGTAGGACCGCCGCAGTCGGTCAGCGCCGTTGGCGACGGGAAGACGCTAATTCAGTGGCAGATGATCAATCAGGCGGGCGGCTACCACGTCGCTCTAATGTTTGATGAGAACGATCTGTGCGAGGGCGTCACCTACGAATCCGCCCAGTAGGGAGCGCGTCATGGGGTGGCTAACCAAACTCTTCGGCGCCTCAGAGCCTGCCGTACCTGATTGGCGAAAATCGGAAAGCGGAAACCGGACATCTGTCGTGCAAGATCAGAGGGTAACAGTCTATCCAGACGGCAGCGGGTGGAAGTTCTGCCTCGCTGATGTTGACGAGGGCAGGGAGCCCTTTTTCTCCGAGACCTACGCGACGGAGGACGCCGCTCAATTCGAGGCGCTCGCGATGATCGAGGGGCGCCCCTCCCAATTCAAATCTAACCCTGACCGGCGCGAAGAGAGGATCGTGCAGTCAGTGCCTGGCAGGTTGGCGGCAGAACAAGAGCGGCTCGACGACGCCAGAAAATCGCTGGAGCGCGCGAAAAGTCGGCCAGCCACTCAGCTTTCAACCCTCGAAAACCTAAAGAACCGCCTCAAGTCTGGTCGCCGTATGGCCGTTGGTGTGCGGGTAGATGCGGGCGTCTGGGCTGAGGATGACCGGGCCGCCGCAGCCGCCGATCTCATCATCAAAAAGTATGATGCGATTTGGGACGAGCTTGACGACCTGATCGCCTCGAAAAAGGAAGCCACCCCAGACGAATAGTTCACACGCCCGCCGCAACCGCTGCTTCAAACTCAGCGTCTGACGGAGCTCCGGCCTTGTCATCGACCCCCTGCGACTTCTTCCAGCCGCGGTGAGCCTGCATCAGCTGCCAGATGCTGCTTTCACCGACTTCCTTCGGCGAGTAGCCGAGGGCGCCGCCGATTTCGTAGAAGTTTGCGAACCGGAGCTTTCGTCGGGGGAGGGGTCGCTCTCCCCCTGCATCTCCCCCGAGGGTACGTCCTCGTCAGGAGCGCCGACCAGGGCGGCGGCCAGGATGCACGTGACCAGTTCCTTGTTGTCCGCCAGCTG